ATTGAGGGGACTCTAAATGAACTTAGAGCATTACTTGGCGATGCTGAGCGCGCTACTGCTTCTGTTGTTGAAACCGTTGAAGAAGTTAAAACAACGGCTAAGAAGACTAGACGTAAACTATCGCAATGGCAACGTTACATTAAGAACAGAGCTAACCACATCAAGTTCAAAAGAGGAGCAAAAAAAGGAAGACTAGATTTAGCGGCTATGTCTAAAGCATTCAAGAGGTCTAAGAAATGAATCCTATTATTCTAAAGAGATTAGGAATACTCCTAAAACCTAAAAAAGAAAAACCTAAGAAAAAAGGGGGTAAAAAATAATGGATAGGCAACTTATTGTAGAATTCCCTTGGTTATTGCTAGGAGCTCAAGAAAATGTTTATTCTGAAAGAGCTTCAACAAACACCAGAAAAATAGTAGGTTTTACTAATGGCTATGTTCAAGAAATAAAATTAGATCTATCGGGTTATGTACAATCAGATTTAACCGTTGGTTTTAGAAGAAGCTTTGAACAAAGTGGCGGAATTGAATATATGACATGGCAAACTTTTGATGTAGAAAATGATGGAGTCATCGAAAACGTTATTATTTCTAGCGTTCCAATGAATGACACACAATTAGGTTTAGCATTTGTTAGTTGTCCAGGTTTTACGCCATACAAAGACCCAGGACTAACACTTGATTGGGGTAATTTTAATCGAACTCATATTATTCATGGGCATTTCAGATATCTATTTCCAAACAGTACAATAGGTTCTACCGCTTTTAATGCCAAAGGAGCAGCCGCATTAATGGCTATAACTGATAATGAGTATTCTAGTCTTGAACCTACTGCAGCAGATTGCTTATACTGTTATAGAATAATTGCAGTTCCAGCACCTGGTAATGAAGAATCGGGCATTTCAAACGTTTCATTACCACCTAAGCGCGTTATACTAGATGCCTTTACTGTAGAAGAGCCCCACCTTGAATACATGATGAGACTAAAGAGATCATACGAACTTGCTAACCAGGTTTGATTTGATGTCTGAACTACGCGATGCAGCAAGAGAAGCTTACGAATGGTTAGCCAATCAACAAACACCACCAGTAGAAGGTCCTCTTTCTATCTTAATTAGATACTCTCCTAAAGTAGTTACACCAATTTACTTGGGCGCACGTTTAGGATATCGAGTTGGTGAGGCTGGAGCTGAGGGTAAGTTTGGTTCTGGACCAGGTGTTGGACTTGTACGTACAGAAGAAATAGCAGAGTATGAACGATCAGCTCTACGTACTTCAAGAGTTATTTAGATCAACGTAACAAATGTCGCATATCCATAATTGTGGATAACGTCTATCAGTAGTTCGCCATAAGTGATAGTCAAAGACTTCACCAGTGAAACCACATATCGCGCACGTACACATCATTGTTGAACCCACTTTCCTTCTAATTGCGTATTACAGCATCGACCTTTTTCATCTTCGATGTCACAATATGGTTCCCAAGTAGGAACTGTTTTTCTAAACATCAACAATTCAGGATGTTTTGGACACCACATTTGATAACGTTGTCTGAAAGTATTACGATCATCTGTTTCAAGTATAGCTTGTCTAACCCATTTACTAAAATTAGGAATCTTAGAGGCTAGTTCAAACGTCGTTGGACATAGATTTACCATCTTATGACGCTTCATATTAATCTCCACCCTAATGATTCAGTGCTTTTTGTTATTCCCATGATATTATCTCAGATGTTTTTTGTATATATATATGCTGTAAAAATTGAACTTACATAGTAAAATAGTATGGCTAGTTAGAAACGGGTGGAGGAGGGGAAGTGGTGGTAATAAGTACGTCCACACTTTTTGTCTGATTTAGAAGATTAGAAGTGATGTTTATAGGCGGTCGGCAGCCCCAAGTAAGCATGGCAACAGCAAAGACAGGAAGTTTTTACCTAACCGAAACAGTAACCCTACCCGCAGCAAGTGCGGCGAATACCAGAGTAAGCAGCGCAATTGACCTTGGTGCATACGTAAATGTAGCAACAGGCCAAGCAATTGCAGTAGAATCAGTTGATGTAGTTTATCAGTCTGGTGGAGATTATATCCAATTCCTTAGCAATTTTTTGGCTGGAGATGGATCTATCTCATATCAACTAGCTGACTTAAATCCAGCCTCAAAATTCTTTAGAGCAGATAACCAATCCTTGGTTGCTTCAGGTTCTTTGAACATTGATGACTCAGCTAACATTGGAACAAGAGATGCGGACCTATACCCAGATAACTTTGGTCCTGCTGCTCTATCTGAAGCATTTATGGTTGTCAATGATTCACTTTACCTGACTGCAGGTAACAACGGCAGCGCAGTTGGTACAGGTGATCTGTACGTTACAGTTAGGATCCGTTGTAGAATTGTTAAACTTGGTTCTAAAGACTGGATGGCAATAGCAATACAATCGACCGCAAGCGATAACTGAGGTTGATACCTTGGTTAAGATTGAGGGGACTCTAAATGAACTTAGAGCATTACTTGGCGATGCTGAGCGCGCTACTGCTTCTGTTGTTGAAACCGTTGAAGAAGTTAAAACAACGGC